GAAACTACATATTCATTAGTAGCTGTGCCCTTTGTAACTGCTGTAATTGTTATAACAGCACCAACTGCAGCTGCTGTATAATTAGGAGTTGATGTGTTTGCTGTTATATTAGCCGCCACATTCGTAGCTGTAGTACTAAGGTCTGTATCGAAAGCCTCAGCGCCAGACATTACAGATACACTATTAACTGTTATGTCATCTACAGAACCAGCCGCTCCTGAATTAAGTGTAACTGTTCCTGTTGCAGCCGTTGTCTCTTTTACCTCAAGACTAACAGCCCCATTCGTATCTATATATGCACGTATGTAGTCTGAAGTTGCCCCGCTTTTTGCTTGAGAATAAAGGCCATGATCCGCACTTAGATTGTTTAAATAGACCCATCCCTCCCATGTCCAAGTGCCCCCAGATAAAACAAAATCGGCATCATCTGGGGCTGTAACCCAATCACCAGTTCCGTCCAGCTGAAGACTTGCCGTGCCAAACTTCTTTATAGTTGTGTCAAGTTTTGCATTACCAACCGCCGTCATTGTATGGGCTGTAGTCGGAGAACTGTCTGTTATTGTTGTGGATTCATCTGTTCCGTCACAATGTAATAGCAATTTAGTCTCGCTACCTATACCAGATACCTGTTTTAACGTGGCCACATTAGCTGAATCTGACAATGTATTCTGGACTTGTTCGGTATAATCATACAAGAACGTACCATTAGGATCATAAACAGTAAAGTTTGATATCCTTGCCTTATCACCACCCCATACCATCGTCTCTGCACCATTACAATAAACAAGTCTCCCAAGATAACAATTAGAGAACTGGCCCTTACCAGCGCCAGACGCATCTGTATGTAGTGCTGTTCCGTTAAAATCGCCAGTACCTGGAATGGCTGTGTCGTTTCTAAACACCTTAGATTCTGTTCCGCCGCTATTATAAGCCTGTACCAATACATGGTTCTCGGCTGGTTGTGATTTTTCAAATTGATGTATATGTTTTATCTTTGGATGGGAAGACAGGGCAGTTGAGTTTATCTTGGTCATTCCCCTTATACCACGAATACCATTATCTGTATAACGAATATTTTTTAAGCTCTTATAGTTATCTATAACAGCTTCAGCCTGTCCTATTTTGCCACTTTTTGTACCAGTTACAATACGTGCTGAATTTACAGAGGTAAGAAGCCTCCCTGTTAGTCCAACTTCAAATGGTTTTAGTTCTTTGTCTGTGTTTTTCTTTGTTCCCCTTGATGTTGTCTTTGCCATTATTAATCCCTAGCTAACATATTAACTCTAACCTTATTTCTAACAAGCGCCCTATCAACACCATGCTTGCCTCTTCTCATTTCCATCTCAGCCAACTGATACAGCCTGTCAGCAAAACTAGGTTCCCTGTCTTTGTATTTAAGCAACCACGCAGCATATTTAACCGTAGCTAAATCAAGGTGCTGTGGATATCTAAACGTACCAAAGTTAGAATATACAGGAGATGGCTTTTGCACGTAATAAAAAGTTATTGTGTGCCCTGCCGTACTTGGGGGAGGGTCTAGGACTACCCTAAACCTTCCCTGTGGCTGTATGACGTAAGCATCGCTTGCATCCCAATCACTGTCTGTAGTAGCACTAGGATCATCTGGGAAGAGTGCAGTAACCAGTACGGTAGATGATGTTTTACTCACTACCACACCAGAAGAACTGTCTGTAGTATTATGAACAATATCACCAGGGCTTACGTCACTAAAATCAGCTGCACTATCTGTGAGAGTTGCCTCTCCACTACTAGAACTCTTTGTACCGCCAGATGTCTCGGTCCCTGAAACCATAGAATCAAGGTTAGGATCATCTGTAATACTAAACTTGCTTGGAATAAGAATAGAATCAGTATTATCATAAAGAATGATATCTTCGTATGGCAGCCACTTTATGAAATGATTACTTGTTCCGTCATTATACTTAATAAAGAAATCACCACCTCTATCCCTTAAATACAAAGAGAGGAAGTCTGCATTAAGTGTATAACCAGTCTGGTCTGCAACCGTTGTTATTGATTGAGTAGATGTTAACGCATTAGTCTTCCTTGCTACCTCTAATGCACCTTCATTTATATAATCATATACGGTTTTCTCATCAAGAAAGCCTCCATCAGTTTCTTCATCCAGGGCTAACTGCACCCTGTACTTCATCTCTCTTCCATCCATAATTAGCCCTCATATATTACCTTGCCGTTTTCTATATTAACAGGAACTGTCATCATACTGCTTTTAGACCTACCCCTGTCGCTTCTCAATACCTCTACATTTGGGTTCTGCTGTGTGTCTCCCAGTAAAGATGACATATTCTTCCACATAGCCTCTCCTTTACTTCGCGACACATACCCCTTTGCATCTGTTTTTATTCCCATTCGCCTGGCCTCTTCTTTATCCACCTGTATACACGGCTCTGTCATTCTACGTGCCTCTTCATGCGGATCAGCCAGTCCTTTTTCCATCTCTATTCTGGTAAACTGTGCGCTGTTTATTTCAGCAGCAAGCTTATCTCTTTTTTGCCTTAATAAATCCTTCTGGTTTCCAGTAAGCTTAGGCCTGGACTCCTTTATATCTTCGAGCCTCTTCTTTTTCTGCTCATAATCTGCTGTTTGATATGGTATTTCTTCAATAGGAACCTGCTTGTTATCCAACATACTTCCTAGTTTACGTACATCATCTTCTAGTAAATCAATATTCCTTGGTAGTGACCATGCTGGTATAGCGCTTCCCGTATCAAAGTCAGCAAAATATTTATAATCATTATCTGCTACTTTCCCTGCAGGAGCACCATCTATCTGGTTCTCTGCTTCTGTTACAATTTCTTTACATTTCTTCAGGTCTTCAAATTCATTAATATCAACTGATACTTTTTTAGTTACTGTTTTTTTAATCTTTGCTTTTGGCATTTCACTTCTCCTTAAATAGTAGCGGATGAGTGGGGGCAGGATAGCCCTGCCCCCAGTTCCCGTTAGAATTAAAACTTATACATTGTGATGGAAATAACTTCTCCAATCAATGAAACCACCAGCGTGTCGTTCATATACACTTGTCATTAGTGCAAATGTATCAAAGTCCACTGTGTTGTTGGTTTCAGCATCAGCACGTTGTATCCACTTGAAGTTATCCTTCATAGTAGACATATCCAACATACCCCAGCTTGAAGTACTATAATCACTCAGACGTAGCCAGTTAATAATCTGATACAATCCATGCTGCATGTTAACATTATTATTCTCGCTGTCGAGCTCAAACCTTGTCTTGACTAATTCCTGAGCCTTAAAGTTCAAGTCATCAGGAACCAACAGGCAGTAACTATCTCCAGTGTCAATTCTTTCACCGTTAGCCTGTTTAAACTTCCTCATAAGGATTCTTGTTGCCGCCACTGCAGTTGCAGAGAACGAAGAAGCACCGAGGTTATCAAATCCACTTGAAGTGGAAACGCCTGGAACTTTCGTTGTATGACTGTTACTTGCAAGGGCAACACCCTCTTCCTGACTAGGCATGAAATCAAATGCCGTAGATGTAGCATTACCAAAAATAGCTACAGCATTTTTGTCTCTAACCCTGTAAGCAGAATTGATTAACTGCTTTGAAAGATTAGTAAGGATATCATACTTCAAGTCATCAAACAACTTTCTACTTGCAACTGTTTTAGCTGCATACTCTTTAGATTCAATCTTAGTAGAGTACCCTGGAGTAATACCTAATGTTGTCAACCTACCATTAAAACTAGGTATATCACCAAGTGCAGATACAGATGTCCACTCTTCCCACGCTCTCGTAGAATCAGTGATGATATCAAATATCTGTTCCTTCTTACTGTTTAAATCATTATACTTCCTTGCGTCATCTTCAACTTCACGCAAATCTTCCTGCAGCATCTTTACAAACGCAGGACTTGTTAATGGATTCGCCATCTTCTTTCTCCTATCTAATCAATGTTAAAATCAGTCTACGCCACCAAAGTGTCTTGGTATAAACCTGAATACAGCGTGCTCGCTGCCTGCGTCTCTAAGGTCTAGATGCTCAACCACAATACCCCATCCATCAGTAGTACATGCATCATCATTTTCGATGTATATAGCTTCTGTACCTGTCTGCATTGCACAATGACCTGGAGTTATATTAACCCTTGCAAATGTGTCATCAACTGCAATGTCATGCGGGAATGAATGGTCAACCGTAACTACAGTTGCACTGGTATCATCAGACACCCTATACAAGCCTGCATTTGCACCTGTACGACAATAAGAAGTACAGTTATTAGCCATACCTGTCATATCAGAAGCATTTGCTGTATAACCAAGTCCAGTAGTAGAACCCGTGGTTACAGTCTGTAAGTTAAGAGCACTACCATATGACCCGCTACAAATAGGAGCCTTAATCCTTGTAGTGTTATCTATTAAAGCCACCAATACCAATGGCTGCTTGTCTCCCTTGCTCCACATACCTTCTTGGCCAAAATACTTTCTGGCGTTCTGAGTTGACTGTGTGTCTGATCCGTCAGCTAATCCACTCATACTAATTCTCTGATAAGTAGAATCATAAGTCTGATCTATGTCATTAACGCCAACAATAATACCAGCCAATACAACATTACCAGTGGTATCAAAAGCACCACTAGCCTGACCAGCATTTTCCACGCCACCATCTTGGCTCCATTTTACTAATTGTCCAACATATACAGTATCTGCATTCCCTGAAATAGGAAACCACGAACACTGTTCATCTTTTAAATCTACGACTTCCATAGTTCTTCTCCCCAAACATAGTGTTTAATTAATAATCACCTCGCCAGTTAAGACTGCCACAAAAAGGGCAACCCCCACGTACTGACACCGTGTGGTAATGAACGGGCTCAACAGGATTCCCACTTGAATCAGACCTTATAATAGGTGTTTTTTGTCTAAGAGTTATACCTCCAAGCATCAGACTGGCAGCTGGCTGACCTCCCCCTCTATACTCACTCGGACTATCCGCGCCATTTACTCCAGGCTCAGGATATACCGCAAGGGTCGTTCCTATCTCTTCCCAGGTAGTATCTGCGGTATCAGTCCAACCACCGTCAGAGCTATCCTTGAATGTAGTTCCAGTACCCGCCAGAGCTTCCCTGGCTTGTTGTGTCTGTGTTACTTCTACGGCAAAGTCTTGCAATACAACACCATTAGATGTCGATTCATCTCCTAACGTGTCCCTCTTGTCATTACATGTAAAACCACAATTAAAGCAGTGATAATAGCGGCCATTATCCTGTTTTGTTTCATCTATAACAGGTAGTGTACGACTATCTCTTGGCCGTCTAGGTTTTCGTGCTTTTGGTTGTCGTCTCGATACTCTCATAACTTCATAGTCCCCGACATTGGAGCTTTATTAGCCATCGCTTTTTTAACAAAACTCTCATCTTTTTTTCTGCGCTTCATATAGGCCTGAACATGCTCATCGTTTAAAGCGGCATTTACATCAGGGTCATTGGACGCTCTACTGGACATAGCGGTAGAGCCGCCAACTGCACCACCTGCCCTTTGTCCCTGAAAGGCAGTTGTTGGATTCTGTGATCTTTTGTACATGTCTTTATAATAATTCCTTTCCGCTATTTCATAATTCCTCTGGGCATCAAGTTTTCCGTTTTCTGAATAACCAGGAAGTCCTTCCATTGTTTTTAAAATAGCCTCATATGCTTCAGGCTCTTCTTCTACTCCCATCCCACGAACAGCCCTGGTATATTCATCTATATACCGTTCTCTTTTATTAGTCTTTTCGCTTTCTATTTTCTTGATCTTAGCCTCGACCATCTTCTCCATACGCTTATTATCATCATCTTCATACCCACTGCCAAAATCAAATATATCATCATCTTCTTTTTCAACAGCAGCTGGCTGGCTTTTAAGCTCAGATATTTTATCCAACAAGGTATTGTATCTGTCCTCATTGTCTTCTTTGTAGGCTTTAAATTCTCTTCCAAGCCTACTATTACCATCACGGAGGTTCTTATTTTCTTCTTCTAGTCTAGTTGCATCTGTAGCCTCTTCACTAGATTCCGTTACTGGTTCGTTGACCTCTGTCTCGTCAAGTCCATTAAGTTCGTCCATTTTACATCTCCTTTAAAAAAAATCAACCTATTGTTTTTCTATTTCTCTCGTCTTGCAACTTCTGCAGCTTACCAACACTCTTACCATGTGCCTCTATTAACTTATTCCACCTACTACCTATATACTTACACGCAGTAAATATAGCCCTATCCCTCTCATCCGCCTCGTCTTTATATATTAATTCAAACTTTTGATCTAACAGCAACACTAAATCGTTAAACAACACCCTGCCCACTTCACTATTAAGGGCTATCATAAATTCGGTTGTCTTCTCCAGATTCCTAATAGTAGTTGCTTCTATCTGGTCACTAACCGTCACCTTGCTATATGCGTTATTAGGCACCCATTCCCTCCGCTAATTGAGCCTCTTGCATAGTCTGCTCTACGCCCGATTGATTAGTGGGAGACATACCCCCGCCCCCTTGTGGTTGCTGTCCTCCACCGCCCATACTTTCCATAGGAGGAGGCGCCTGTGTATCAGCAAAGAACTTATTACGGAACCCTTCATACTCTTTACCCATTAAAGAGGCAACCTCTCCAAGTATATAATCAACGGCATCTCTTCTTTCAGGATCATTTGCTATATAGCCCAATATAGAGATCCAGTTCTGTACCTTTGCCTGCCTTGATGCATCATCATTAAGAGAGGCAGATAAAGGCTTGTATGTAAAGTCTAAATAAGGATTAAAAAATGCCATATTCTCTTCGCCAATCATCTCAGCAGCTGTCTGCTCCTTCATATGTTTTGCTGCCATTTGTGTTATAAACCAGTATAAATCACTAAGGCCCGTGTTCTCCATTGTCAAGGTCCTGTAATTAGACCTTGTATCACTACGCTGCATCTGATTAGCTGTTGCTGTTGCTGTGGTAGTAGGGGCTGCTAATTTACTCTGTGTTTCTGCCGATATACCAGAGGCTTGCTGCATAGCATTCTTATACATAACAATCTGGTTTAAGGCACCATTAACGTCGCCACCTATCTGTACCTCCTGTAGCACATTGCCGCTTTCTGTCTGCCAGAACGCCCCAGGCTTCCACTCTAATGATTCATTATCTGTTATATCATACTGATTACCCTGCATAATAGGAATAGTATGCAACTTTGTTCTGTCGTTTTCCATGTTAAGGGTATCATTAATACCAACCTGGAGTTCTTTTAAGCACTTACCATCCCCCATACCATCATCTTTTGCTGGATGTATATAACAAAGGGCTCTTGTTATAGGCCTATAAGGATTACCTTTAGAGTCTATAGAGCGAGCAGGATTAAATCCTATCATAACCCTGTCATAATTACTCACCGCAAATGTGATTACCATTTCATGTAACTCTGCGCCTTTTTTCTTTTTACCATCCTCACCAATGCCAACTTCTACTTCTATCGCATTGCCATCAGCATCTCTTTCTTTTACCATAACCCAATGCTTTCCAAGCCTCTGGAGTATAGTCCAGTTCTTTAGAGGTGTAGAAGATGATTCTGTTTTATTATCCAAACCATGATGTGTTGTTTTATCTCCTTTAGCCCCGTCTTTAGGTGGAGTCTTAACCTCTTTTAATTTATCAAGGTCAAAGTATTCCATCGTATCGGCATTAGCCTCTAGTTCATCAACAGTTGCATTAAACCTTAATATAACCCACTTCTTTTCCTGTAAACTATATGTATATGACGTATCAGTAAATACATCTCTCGGATCAACCACATCAAAATTAAAATGGTCTTTCAGCACAAACTCTTCATGTACATCTTGTTCATTCATTTTCTCTATTGGCTCTCCTTCGGGAGTTGTACCAATCCTCTCAGGTACCATTTGTGTTCCTGTCTTCTCTGTAACTGTTTCCTGTTCCCACCAACATCTAAAATATGTAACGCCACATATATTTTTCATATTAACCGCTCTCATATATTTCTGGTAGAAATATAATTCTCGCCTGTTAAGTGTTTTGTTTATTAAGTCCTTACTTATCTTTGCTGCGCGGGCACTTCTTTCGTCATCACTGCCAACATACACCTCTACAAAATCATGTGTCTTGAAATACAACCCAGCTTCTATGGCGGATTGAGTGAGCATCTGTGATAAAAACTCAGGCATATATATATCAGACATCCAGTCATAGTTCTTTTCTGTACGCTCGCAGTCAAACATATCAAGATAGTCCAGGTAATCTGCATCTGGAATATTATTATTACTCTGCCCAACTACATATTCACCATCTATAATCAGATTGGCAAGGGCCTTGGTTTCTTCTTTATTATATCGTGCCATATATTTTTTCCTTATCTATTTGTCTGATAATATCTCTTATGTATGTAGTTCCTAGGCTTCTTTGTGAGTTGCTTTCTTGGAGAAAACCTAATATCTTTCATTAAAAACTCAAGAGCGGTACAAAAATGACTCCACTTAACAGTAGGCTTACCCTTCTCAAGTCTCCATTGTTTTAGAGAATCTGCTGTAAGGGGACAATCATTTAACACCCATAAAGTAGGAAGCCTTTTCTCTAGCCCATCCTGATGTATCTTGTTGTTAAACGGCTTCTCGCATAAAGCAGCATTTGCAAGCCGCCTCCTTATCTCATCCCTACCCCTTAAGTTATGGTCTGTCTTTGATGCAGTAGATTTTGTATTAGCACTTTCCCACCATCCACCAGTACACTCTTCATTCTTCTTCATCTGGTTAAAATAATGATTCATGTCATCTATTACACTTTTTGTTGTATTTGACTGTTTTATACTGGCCAGTGGATCTATAAGATTCATCCCAAATCTCCTGGTTGGGCCACTTACATCAGCTATCATCTTGCATATAGCCAGTGTGTTATCCCTTTCTGGATCAGGGTTTAACTCTGCATATATAAACGCTTCATTATATGGGGATAGATACACAAAAATAATAGCAAGCTTTGTTGTAGGATGCCAGTCTTCTGACCTGAAGAATATGCCAGTCTTGGGAATACCATCTGGAAACACATCACTCCCTTTTCTTATATGTATTCTTGGAACAAATTGTTTATATATCTTACCTGTAACAGCCGCAAATATACCGTATCTACGCATATCAACTAACTGTTTA